CTTGTTTGTAAGCATAATCTGTGATTTTAGAGTTGTTATGAAATATTTCACCGGATTTTTTCATGATACGGTTTATCGATATGTATGTTGAGTCAGTATCATTGTATATGACCGGATCTGCTCCTGGAACACCGTGCTTGTCCACATATTCTCTTAAAATGTCATTTGATCTCTTGATGACCGCTTGTCCTGTGAGTGTGATACTACGTGCGATGTCAGGATCACCAATCGGTGCATGTTTGTTACCAAAATACCCATACACAGTGTTGATTAAAATCTTTAATGTGAATTGTTTTATGTCGAGCTGCTCTGATTTTCTCTTTAGAGTGGCATACTCATCATCATTCTCATTCAATTTGCTCAATTTCATGTTTATTGTCTTGAGCTCTTTCTTGATCAATACACGTTGTTGGTATATACTGTCAACAATCTCTGGTATGATACCTTTTTTATTTTGAGAGAACAACACCTTGGCTTTAGATAAAGCTATGTTGTCTTTTTTGATAAATTCTACAAACTTTTCGTGTGTCAATTTGAAATTCTTACCTGACACGTGTGTAATATACACATGGGTATCATCCTTGTGTGTTATCTTACCTACTTTTGTCTCCGGGGATAAATTCAAGCTGATCATCGTGTTTGGATACAGGCTGTTCGCGTCAAAACTAACAACGTCGTGTTGAAAGCCACGCTGAGGTTCACCAACATACGCTCCTTCATACTTAGCGTTGTTTATATTGTCCTTGACAAACGTTGGCACAACCAGTCCCTTGCTTCTGGCCTTGATCACAGTCGCTCCCGTGATAACACCCAGAGTGCCCATTGCTGATTCAATTGTTGTGAGACCGGTATATGCTAACATCCGTAACAACTCTAGGTATCTTAGCTTATCCTCCATTTGCACCAACAAATTTACGTCTTGCACGTTGTATTCTACAAATGTCTGCCAGTCATCATCAGCCAACGCTGATAAATTGGTGTTTCCGTAGTCTACCTTTCTTTCACCAAGCTCTCGCTCCGCGATCGCGTCAAGCTTGTAACTCTCGCGCAAACCCACACTAAACTTTTTGTATATATCTAGATAGTCAATACATGATATACCGCTGATGTACCATCGTTGCTGTTCTCTACCAAACGCACCAGTCACTAATCGGCTGTATATGTTTTCCACTGGTGAAATTCGTTTGATGTTCTCCTCACCTAACACTCTTATTGATCTGTTGATTATATACGGTATGTCGAAACCCTCACTGTTCCATCCACTCAAAATATCAGGTGATGAACGATTTATATAGTTGATGAAACATTCTAGCAATTGATTCTCTGTCTCACAATACACATAATCACATCCTTTGATTTTTTTCTCCAGCCGCTTGGTTCCCCATGTGTAAAATCTCTTGTCTATTGAATCATAAACTGTTATTACATTGATTGGTTCATAAGCAGTGTCCGGAGTTGGAAAGTTGTCCGGGCAGTACACCTCGATATCTACATATTGTATCTTCAACGGGTTTTTTGAGAACTCTAGATCATTGTTTTTTGTATGGAATGTATCTATCAAGAATTGCTGCTCGGGTCTTATATTCTCGAACAATCTGTTTGTACCACACTCTTTTATAAAGTTGGAGCGATGTCTGGTGTCTTTGAACAACCTTTTGCGCACCGGGGTGTCAAATATACTCTTGGAATCTCCTTTGAGTGTGGTCTCGACATATAAATACGGATTGAAACTCACATCCATGGTAACACGATTACCATTATCATCCCAAGTGAACAATGTGACTGACTCATCTCTTGGATTGTAACAAACGTTGCGATACATATAAGACTATTATAGTATATAAACTGTAAAAGCTCAACTAAGTATTGTCATGGACACAAAAAACGTTTCTAAAGTGATCATCAAATGGAAAAATGCCTGCTTGCTCCTACAAAGAGCGGGGGATGGTACGTGGGAATTACCTGGAGGTCATTTAGAGTTGAGTGAAACATTCAAACAAGGAGCAAAACGCGAGGTTTTTGAAGAAACTCAAATAAAAATATCGAAACTCAAAACAATAATCAAAGAAAAAACGTTTCGGTTATACACATGCAGACCACGTGTTATAAAGGTTGTTCTGTCTGACGAACACAAGTCATACAAGTGGGTGTTGGCACGTGATCTCATGAAGCTACAACTGAGCAAACCTACTGTCTACAACCTGAAGACAATCTTAAAAACTATTGATACTATTGATTAGTTTCCTGTTGGGATCTGCGTACGGTAATGTATACAACTCTTTGTATTTATCGAGATTTTGAGGGTTCTCTAACCATCTGGTCTCTATATGTTGTCTACCTTTTCGCACTTGCTTCATGTAAAAGTTCTTATCGCTCATCACATGGTCAATTTGATCCACCATCTCATCTCCAGTGGTGAATTTGAAAAAGGCATTTTCATAGGTGCATAAATCCTGACAAATTGCTGGTGCACCGAGAGCACAACCTTCAATAAATTTGAGATCACTCTTGGCTCGATTAAAATTGTTGTCAGCAAGTGGTGCAACCATCACGTTCGGTTTGACCTTCTGTACCAACCTGGGATAATCCATTAAATATGTCCAGTTGTGAAACTCTATTTTGCCTTGCTTGACATATTGAGACAATCTTCTTGGAAACGCACCGATAAATATCCATTGATATTTGTTCATTGTCTTCAACACAGTGTCACAAACATGCCCGAAATCGTCTTGTTGGTTTACATTGTTATCAACATCAAAATGTGCTCCACTACCTGCATACAACACTCTAGGTTTTTTCTTCCGTTTGCTGTAATTTTTCTCCACAGTCAACTCATCATATTGATCCAACCAAGCTCGAGGTGGATAATTAGGTATGACTGTTATGTTTTTATTACCGGTCTTGTCCATGTAGTATTGTTTCATGAAGTCACATGTGACTGTTATCTCATCACACATGCTCATCATGTCGATAGTCGCTGATCGAATATCATCATCAACAAACGCTCCCCGGAATTTGTTGTATTTGGGTATATCTTCATAGAATACAATGTCGTCTATCTCATACACAACTTTAAAGTCCATCTTTTTACCCAGGTCGGTTAAAAACTTTATAAATTTCTTTTGTGTTGGTGTGGCTTGTCGTTGTATGCGAACACACTTGACATTAGTATAATATTTTGGATCTGTCACCATCACTGTGCTTCCATGTACAATCGCTTTTTGATATGCATTTAACATTTGCTCCGGCCAGATCATCCGCCAATGACCACACCCACTAAAGTCTGCATAATAATTCAACCCCCGTGGTATATCCATCTCACGTGGTTTAGATTTGGGTGTGATTGGTTGTGATTTAGGTTGAGCTGGTGGTTGAACAAGCCCAGGTTGCATGTAATTAGGTGTGGTACCCAGTATTGATCCCAGCACTGTTCCTTGTTTAGACGTATACATATATTTTATTTAAGTTCTGTTTCTGGAGTTGCTACACGAGTAGTGATCCCGTTTTGTTTTTCTAAAAATATTATCTCTCCTGTGGCCATTTTGGTGCTCTCTTTGCGGTGACTGATCACCATTATACATTCATTATACTTCTCGATTTTCTCTTTGAGAATATCTATAACGAGCTCAACACCACGTTCATCTAAACTACTGTCAAACAACTCGTCATACATACTGAAATTGAACGCCACATCACCTTGTAATCTTCTGATGTCCATAAACGCAAACAGGCAAGCGAGGTCTATATTTTTTCTCTCAGCTCCACTGAAGTTGAAATATGAACACTGTTTGCCTTTCTCATCAATAATCTCTTCTTCAAAATACTCGTTAAACACACATATACAATTACTATCCATCTTTTTCAGATAATGTGATAGTTTTGAATTTAACAACTGTAGAATCTTCTTCACAATGTATGATTTAACACCTTCTTCTGACACAATAAACTTGATCACATCAAGCTTTGACAATTCTTCTTTTATCTCATCAATTTGTTTTTGTGTTGCGTCTAAACGCGTGGTTACATCTTTAATATTTTCATCTAATGTTGTGTCTATATTTTCCACCGACTTGAGATCGTCAGTTATATCCTTGTGTAACGACTTCAATTGCTTAAGACGCTGCTTGATGTTTTCAATATTGCTTTTTTGTATGTTCGCGGCTGTTTTCTTGTCGTTCAACTTGGACTTTTTTGACATCAAAGTGGTCCTGATGGTGTTTGCTTCCTTCAGTTTATTATCAGCTGATTTCTTTTTCACTGACAGCTCATCTATTTGTTGTTTGACGGTAC